TTACCGCCCTCCTCGACTTCCGATTTGTCGTTCCAGCTGGGACAGTACCCGCCGGGTTTCTGACGACCAGCTCTGCTCCGCTTCGCGCTGGCGGCGGGTTGCCTCCTGGGCTGCTGCGATGAGGCTGCCGTGCAGCACCCGCCGTTGGATTTGGTCCAGCCGCTGCTCCGCCAGCTCCGGGGGAACCTGGAACTGCTCGGCAATGTAAGCCACCGCTTCACTGCGATGATCCGGCACCGGCAGCTTGGCGAACATATAGAAAGGAATGGCGGCATACAGCACAAACTGCTCAGCTTCGGTCTCTTGGGCATGCATGAACAGCTCGGTCATCCGCCGCTGATCTCCAGCATGGCGCAGCACATGGCAAAGTTCATGGAAGAAGACGACCCGGGTCTGATCCGCCTGCATCATTTTGTTCAGGAAAATCACATTCTCCTCATTGTCCGAAAAGGACGGGTGATTCCCGTAGACTAACCCGATCCCGAAGGCTTCGGCGATGCGGTCGATGTCGAGATCGGCGGGGGACGAGATCCCGTGATTCAGATATTTGGTATTCATCCATTGCTCCAGATGAGTCTCGCGATAATAGGCGTACAACATTCACGTCACCTCTTGGATAAGAATGTATGTTCGGTCTATAGTCCGAAATAAGGGCCCTTAGGATCAGGGCCGTTGTAGTTGTCTTGTTGACTTTATATGTAACTCGTTATCTTCGAATAATTTAGCCTTTCGTTTCGTCTCCGTCCAGCAGCTTCTTCTTCTGCTCCCGATATGCTTTCAGAGCTGCCTCCATCATGGCGATTTCATCCGCCGTATACGCTTCAGGTCCTCCGAAAAAAGACAAGCTCATGCCTTTCCCCACTGCTGAAGACGGGTCGTTGGTCCGGCCTAGTAAATAATCGGCACTGGTATCCAGAGCGTCAACGATTTTACGCAGCACCTCCGGATCCGGCTTGCGGTCGTTGGTCTCATACCGAGACAGCTGCACGACCGAAATTTCGGCTTGGGAGGCGAGGTCTTTTTGCGTGAGCTGACGTAGTTCACGAAGATATTTGATTCGTTCGCCTAGCGTTTGCATGGTTACTCCTCTTCCTAACCGTTTCATTTAGTGTAGCACAAGTTGCCAAATTGGTAAAGAGAAGGTGGTCAGAATGGAATTTATTTATATTACCAAATCGGTAATCTAGTGGCTTGACATTACCAAAACGGCAACATATAATCAGGTTGCGGTTACCAAATTGGTAAAAAAGAGGAGGTTGAAGAACGTTTGTTCGAAATTTACAAGCGGTTTAAGACTTGGACAAGCGAATGGATTTGTCGGAGGGAAATGATATCACTTGCCAAAATGGCAATAAAATATAGGAGGGATATCTGATGGGGAGAAGACGCATTCATGTGTATCATGCTTTATTTGATTCATTGCCGGTGGATGAAGCGGCAACCCGGGCTGCGGTGGAAAAGTGGCTGGAAGAAGTCAGACGGTACCGGCAAGTCGGATGGATTCGTAAGGAAGCGTTCATCACAGCACGATATGAGCCGCAGTATCATGGTGCGACCCATGTTGTAAGTCAACCAACGGAACGAATTGCGATCGGGAACGTGGATAAGGAGGCGGAGCTGATTCGCAAATCCGAGCTGCTGGACCTTGCGATGGAGAGGTTATCGGAGGAGCAGCGAGAGGTGATTCGACGCAGTTATTTGGATCAGAAAGGCGAGTACGATTTTATCAGCTGCGGTGAGATGGGCATTAGTGACCGGACCTACCGCCGCATCAAAGCCAGTGCGATCCGCCTTCTAGCAGCGGCGCTGAAGCTGGAGGTCTATAAAAAAGAAGAAACGCAAACGGCAAAACATGGGGTCGGCTGATAGCCGGCTTTTTTTGTGTGGTTATAGGAAAATTAGGCGTTGTCCGATACCTGTCCGGTGGGTGTCCGTCAACTGTCCGTTCGCTTGGTTATCCCCGTGTTACATTGGTAGCGTGGAAGATCAGGTTAAGGCGAACCGAATCGATGATATCACGAAGAAAACCGCTGAGCAGGTCAGCGGTTTTTTGCTTTGGAAAGGAGGGGCCGAGATGCGAAATCAGAACAAGACACCGCCGCATTCATCTGAACCTGAATGGGTGCAGCCGATACGTTGCCAAGGATGCATCTGGGGGCGGTTCGAGGGGACCAAGCAGTTTTGCAGTATGCCGCGCTGTATCCACGGCGATTCCACGCTGGAAAGGAGGTGATTGCCATAGCAGAAGAAGAGATGACTTTAGCTCCGGAACCAGTGCCGATCACAAGTGATCCTTGGTTGACAGAGTTAGCGAACTGGACGTCAGCGGTGCTGGGCTCCAAATGGCAGGTTTACTGCGGAATGTGGCCGCCGGATGTGGCCGCTCCAGCCGTGATGTGGCAGATGATCGGCATGGACGTGCGGGCACTGGGTCCGTCGTCCTATGAGATCCAAAAGCGGATGACGGCTTTTCTGCTGGCGGAAGATACCGAACGGGAACATGCTGCGGTCCTGCGGCTGCTGGAAGGGCTGGGATCGGCGGTGAAAATCCCGCTGGACACCGCGGCTAAGCGATATCTGCGAGTTGTGGATCCGAAGCTGAGCTTGCAGCCCGAGGAACACGCGGAAGGAGCGGCGTTACAAGGGCCGCTGACCGTCACGTTGCTTCAGCGGACGACAAGGCCGGTGGTGGAAGCGCCGCTGATGCAGGCTGTTTTTTATCAATCCAAAATGAGGTGAACTGGCGTGGCAAGAAGAAAATCAAGGAGCTCGGAAAGCGCATCGGCTTTAGCTGCAGCGGAGGGGGCTGCTAGTTATCGCATGGAGGAACTGATGGCATGCTCCGAGACGGTGCTTGGCGTAAAACCGGAAATTGTGGCCGGGGCGATGTTGGGCATAGAAAGCAAATTACTTCAAATTGGCGAGGCGAAACGGCTCGTTGATCAATTTTTGAGAAAGAAGGTGCTGTAATTATGGCAGGAGGTACATGGAATGTAACGGATCAACCGGTTTTGCCCGGGTTGTATATGAATTTTGTCAGCGCGGCGGGGAACGCCATTCAGGCAGGGGCGCGCGGTGTTGTGGTTGCGCCGGTGAAGGCCCATTGGGGACCGGTTGGACAATTTGTGGAAGTTGGCAGTGAAGCGGCGATCCGGGAGTTGTTTCAGGAGGACGAATCGGAGGGCGCGACGGCGTATAGTACGCTCTATCTCGCTTTGCTGGGCGGTCCGAAAAAACTGCTGGCCTACCGTCTAGCCGGTGCTTCCGCAACGGAGGCGTCGGTAACACTCCAGGATGAGTCGGGTAACGCCGTGCTGCGGGTGAAAGCAAAGTATCCCGGCAAGCGCGGAAACGGCTTCATCGCTTCGGTTGAACCGAGTCTTTCGCTTCCCGGCAGCAAGGAGTTGAAGCTCTATGAAGGTACGGCTTTGTTGCGCACGTTCCCGTTGGGGGACGGTTCGACGTTGCAAGCCGCTGCAGCGGTCAACGGTGATCCGGCCAACGCATGGATCGTTGCTGAAGCGCTGGAAGACGGCACGTTGGCGGACGTCTCCGGGGCGGCCTTGACCGGCGGGGACAGTGGCATCGCAGATCTTACGAACGCCGAGTACGCTTCAGCTCTGTCTGCGTTTGAGACGCAGGACTTCCATGTGCTAACGCTGGACGGCGTGTCGGATTCGGCTTTGCGGACCAGCGTTGCCGCTTGGGTGAAGCGCGTGCGCAGTGAAGGTAAAGGCGTCATCGCTGTGTTGGGCGGATCCGCCGCCGACGATACGGCTGCCGACGCCGTGAGTAAAGCGGTGGCACGCAGCGCCGCTATCGACCATGAGGGCGTCGTCAACGTCGGCACCGGCGCGGTGCTGAACGGCCGGGCGTATTCGTCGGCGCAGGTCGCCGCCTGGGTTGCCGGCTTGATCGCCGGCCAGCCGCTGAAGGCATCGACGACATACGCGGCCTCGCCGTTCGGCGACGTGACGCGGCGCTGGACGCGCTCCGAGCAGGAGCAGGCGGTGCAAGGCGGCGTGTTCCTGCTCGTGCACGACGGCCGCCGGGTGAAGGCGCTGCGCGGCGTGAACAGCCTAGTGACGCTCCGTGAGGGGCAGAACAAAGGCTGGAAGAAGATTCGCAAGATTCGCGTCATGGACCAAATTAATGCGGATCTGCAGCGGACCGCCGAGGATGCCTATATCGGCAAGGTGAACAACACCGAGGAGGGCCGCTTGGCGCTGATCGGCGCAGGGAAGCAGTATTTGCAAACGTTGGCCGCTGAGAACGTGATCGAGGCGACTGGGTTTGATGTGACGCTGGATCCGCGGTTTTATGGCAACGCGCCGCAATTCACGCCGGAGGATGATCAGGTGTTCCTGGCTTGGACGGCGGATGATACCGATGTGATGGAGCAAATTTTCGGCACGTTTTATGTGCAATAATTTTATTTTCTAATTGGAGGAGGAGCTAACTGATGGCACAATTTCTTGATCCCGGCCGCGTGATTATGGGGACGTTTGGCCAGATTTTTATCGAAGGGGTATGGCAGTCGAACTTGAACCACCTGGAAGCCAGCGTTGAAGCAGAGAAGAAGGAACTGAATCTCGTGGGCACCGATTATACGGTGTACAAGCTGGGGCGCAAAAAAGGCACCGGCACGATGAGCGGCTACAAGGTCACATCGGATATGATCGCGCGCGGCTTTCAGAGATTTTCGATCATTCATAAGCTGGACGATCCGGAAGCCTACGGCTTCGAACGCATCCAACTGAACAATTGCATGGTCGATAAAATCGTCCTGGCTAACTGGACCGCCGGCGAAGAAGTAACGGAGGAAACGCCTTTTACGTTCGAATCGTACGAGTTGTTGGATCCGATCGTGGCGTCTTAAAGGGCCGTTTGGCCGTATGGGTGGCGTATACGGGACTTGAACTCGCAGCGGCCCAGTTGACTTGAACTTAGCGGACATTTTGGGCGTTATTCCCGTTTATATTCGCATAATGGGTGAATTAGCGGACTTTTTTGGCTCTATTTTGCGATTGGATGTCGTTGGACGCCGGGTTTGCGCTGATTTCGTGTAAATAAGGCCATGGAATGGTCTTATTTTTCGTTAGAGCTTGATTTTGTGTGGGAATAACGCCCATTTGTACCGCTATTGCTGCTCAAAAGACACATTTGATTTTTGGAAGATCATCTGAAGGAGGAAGCGAGCATGAGTGAATATTCAGCTTTGGATCCGGTTCGCGAACAGGAGATTTTGGACGGGCTTTTTGAGACGGTGTCGAATTTACCGGAGGAGACCGTATTTATCGGGCGCTTGGGATTGCGCGTGACGCTGCGCGGCCTGACGTCCAGCAAAGTGGATGCGATTCGCGAACGTTGCACGGTGCGCAAGACGACCAAAGGGCAGGTGACCGAGAAGATCGACAGCGAGTTGTTTAACGCGGCGTTGATCAAGGAAGCCACCTCGATGCTGGAAGTGGTGAAAAAAGCCAACAACGGTGAAGACCAGAGCGGGAAGGCGCAAAGCGTGAAGCTGAGCGGTTGGGACGATTCGCGCCTGACCAGCCGGCTGAAGTTGTCCGGCGGGGAAGAGGCGATCCGCCGTCTGCTCCTGGCCGGGGAGCTCGACGCCGTTGGTGATAAGGTGCTGGAGATTTCCGGGTTTGGGGTCGACATCGAAGACGTAAAAAACTAATCGGCTCCGGCGGCATGACGACGCTGCTGTTCCATATGTGGACGCGGCATCATCTTCGCCCCGGGGAATATTGGTCACTCCCGAAGGGGGAGCGCCTGCTGCTGCGGGCATTTTCCGAACGGGAGTTGGAGATGTTGTGAGGTGCTGGACCACGAGCGTTTAGGAGGGTGAGAGATTAGCTGTAAAAAGTACCGTTATTTTGCTGCATTTATCGGTTTTTGGGCGATTAACTGGAATTCTTACCGTTAATTTGATGGATTTTAGCCCTACTCGGGAAAATCGGGCGAAATAACCGTAGGATTTCCAGTTAGTTTGCGTGGAAGCTGGATTCTTCCAAAAATAACGGTAGGAAATCCTGTTATTTTTATCGGGAGTTGGTTGGAACCGGTTAGAAGCTAACAGAAAGGAGGTTAAACAACCTATGGCTAGAGATGACAATGACAAGCTTGAAGTCGAGATCGACGACCGTGACATAGACCGAACCGCAAAAAAGCTCCGCAATTTGGACAAACTGCTGCAACAAACTCATCGCCGTGCAGCGCTGCTCGGCAAATCTCGCATCAAGCCCGCCCTCACCCTGGACGACCGTTTTACTTCCGCGGCCCAAAAGGTCGAGGACACGCTGAGACGTCTACATCGAACGACGGTGCAGCCAACGGTGAACTTTAGCGATCGCGTCACGGGTGACGCGCTGAAGTTGCGGGCTTACCTTACTGCGCTGACAGTGACTCCATGGCAGGTTTCTGCGGCGGGAGTAGATTGGGAAGCGGTGGTGGGGGACTCTTTTACCGATTGGATCAGTTCCGAGGGGAAGAGTACGTTGAAGCGAATTTCTGCGGCGATTGGGAATGCATTGGTTATTACGGGAAAGTTAGCTAATTCTGTACTCAATCCCGGAAGTCATGGAATGTCGAAGGAGAATTCTCCTGTGCCAGAGCAGCCCGAACGCAAAGGCTTTTTAGAGAAGACGGTAGGGTCGCTGTTCGAATTTACAAATACCGTTCGAAAGGACGTGGCCAAGGATTACACCAAGGAAGGCACCAAAGAACTGATGGATAAGTACATCCTGAAAAAGGATGAAAAAGACAAGAAAATAACGGTTGAATGTAAGTGCAGAGTCACCTGTTACTGCAACTGCGGAGCAGGTGGAGGCGGATATATTAGTGGAACTGGACCCGGGAGGAAGCGAACGGGTCGTGCTGCTAGGGGGGCTAGAACCAGGAGTACGGTGGTCACCCAAGTACAATTGCCTAAGCCTAAACCTAGTTCTGGTGGAGGACTTAAAGGTTCTCTAAAAAAAATCGGTGTAGGATTGCTCCTGAGCACAGGAGGAGATTTGCTGGCGGGAAGTGGTCTGCCGGAGTTGATCACCAAGGGAGCAGGGAAGGTTGATCAATTCGGTGCAAAATTATTAGGTAAAGCAGGCGGGCTGATTGGAAAGATTGGCAAGGGCATTAAGCTTCCGGGACCGTTAGGATTACTGTCGAATGCAAGTGCGATCGCATCAGCCGACAATAATAAGGATCGCTTAAAAGCGACCACCTCCGCGGTGGTCTCTTCGATCGGCGGTCTTATAGGCGGGGCCCTCGGTTCAATTATTCCCTTTGCAGGGACGGCCGTCGGGGCGACATTAGGTTCGATGGGCGGTGACTTTCTAGGAAATCATTTGGGTGGTTGGATTTATAACCTTTATTCTAAGAAAAAAGAGCCAGCCGACAAGAAAGCAACACCGAAGCCAGATTCCTTGTCCGTAAAGGATACGCTAGGCTTATCTGCGATTCCACAGATGGCTCCGAGCTTGGCTGGTATAAATCCTTACGCGGGAAATGTAAGTCGACAACAGGATGACGCACAGAAAAAGGCTTCTCCCCCGTCTCAGATTAACGTTTCTTTATCCCAAGGCGCAATTAACCTCACTGTGAACAAAGATGAGATCAATTACGACGAACTTGCCAAAGCTGCCGGCTGGAAAATCGCCAACGAAGTGCGGTTTGCGATGCAAAATCTGAAGTAGGGGAGGGGAGCAGGGACATATGGAGATTCACTTAATTGATGGTGCAGGACAGAATTTTGTGTTCCCGGTCAACCCGGAGGAGATTACGATCTCCCGAAGCAAAGGCGTGGAGACGGTGAATATCGTCTCGCTGGGGGAATATGACTTTTCGGCTGGAGAGAGGGTGAAGGAGATCGCCTTCTCTTCTTTTTTTCCGGCGGTCTATGATCCGGGGTATTGCAATTACCAAGACCTCCCTGATCCGCAGGAGGCGATGAACCGACTGACGACCTTGATGAACAGCAAGTCGCCGGTCCGCCTGATCATTACGGATACAGCTGTAAACGTGCTTGTGACCATCGCTGCACATAACAGTACCTTTCGGGGCGGGGAGCCAGGGGATGTGTACTTTGAACTGACCGCTCGGACTTGGCGAGAGATGAAGGTGCACACTCAGGCGGGTGCCGGCGGGGCAGCTTCGACAGCGAAAACAACCCGGTCGGACACGAAAAAGCCCGCAAAAACCTATGTCGTTAAATCAGGTGACACCCTGTCCAAAATCGCCAAGCTGGAGCTTGGAGACAGCTCGAAGTGGCAGCAGATCTATAATGCCAACCAAAAAACGATCGGCAAAGACCCGAACCAAATCAAGCCCGGACAAAAGCTGGTGATGCCGCAATGAGTTACGAAGTGGTGCTCCAAAACAAGTATTACTTGCGGGAACTGGTAAAGAACATTTCGCTTAAGGATTCGCTTGATCAGATATCGTATCAGGGCACGATTGGGCTGAGTATTCCGGCTTCTTTTCCTGGGATTGAACCGGGACAAGAGATTCGGATCAGCGGCGTACCGTATAGCGGATCGGGCCGTGACATTGCTGCTGGGGGCAAGATGGTTCCGTTACTGCATCCGGGCGTGGTATGGGATTGCTCCAGCACATTGAGACAATCGAAGTACATGACGGTGACGGTGTATGACCGGACGATTTATTTGGCGAAATCGGAGGATGAGTATCTTTTTCCGGCGGGGGGAACGGCAACTCAGCGGCTCCGGAAATATGCTGCAGATTGGGGCATTCCGCTTGATAAGGTACCAGATACGAAAACCAAGCTAAAAAAAGCCGTCTATCGCCCGCAAACCCTTTACAACATGATTTTGTCGGATCTCAAGGAGACAGTAAAGGCCGGCGGGGACATGTACGTACCGCGAATGACGCCTGCGGGATTAACCTTGTTCAAGGTCGGCAGCAATGACGTGGTTTGGAAGCTGGAGCAACTGGAGGAAGCGACGCAAAACCGTACGCTGGAAGGTGCAGTGACGCGTGTGAAGGTCATCGGGACCGAAGATCGCAGCGAAAGCGCACCATCCAAGGTGTTAGCTGTAGCAAGCGGGGAGACCGCTAAATACGGTGTGTTGCAACGGGTTGTGCAGGACGAGAATGTCAAAACCGCTGGTGCTGCCAAAAAATATGCCGAGTCCATGCTAACGGGTTTAAGGCAGTCTTACACCGTAACCTGCATCGATCTAAATACGATCCGGGCAGGAGATAAGGTGATTTTTAACGGGCTGAACCTGATCGTAACTTCCGTTTCGCATGAACTGGGGGACCCCGGGCATATGACGCTGGAGCTCGCGACGATGGACGACGTGAAAAGGAGGTATTTTCTTGAGCAATGATCCTTATGCGGCGTTGGCCGTTTCACTGCGAGAAAATGCAGCAAGAAAAGCCGCCGAAGTGCTCACCGGTGCGACGGCAGAGCTTGGGACCGTGACGGGCACGGGACTGAAGCTCGACAGTTTCAAGTATGAAATTCAAGACTACTATGTTGCAGAGTTCCCAGGCATCCTGAAGCTCCCGGAGTTGAAGATGACCGGAGAGGTCCGCGGGCTCAGAGACAGCGGTGGGGGTGGCGTCGAGGGCCAAGGGCAGTTTACATTTATGCCTTCGGAAACGAAGGATGCGGTGTTGTCGCTAAAACTTCAGCCCGGAGATCGCGTACTGGCGTTGCCGCTTAACGGCGGAAATGATGCGATTGTGTTATGCAGGGTGGTGAGCGGGAATGGCTAATCTTTTTCCGGAGGCAGTGGCGGATTCTTGGGAGGTTGCAGGACAGGACGGGCAGGAATCTGGAGCGGATGAGGTAACGTTTGGCCGAAGCTGGCGGTTTGATTTTGAGACAGGAGAGTTCGTGATGACGCCTACGGGAAAAATCGCGCCTGCTGACGAGATCGCCGCCTGGAAGGTGTGGTGTGAAAAAGCAATTCGTACCCCGCGATACCGACATGTGATATACTCCCGTGCCTATGGTCAGGAATTTGAGGAGCTGATCGGCCAAGGCTATAGCCGGGCCGTTCAGGAGAGCGAAATCCGGCGGATCGCGACGGAGACGCTGATGGTGGACCCGCGGACGCTGAGCGTGGATGGGTTTGTTTTTGTTTGGCGGGAGGATGGTTGTCGATTTACATGCCGGGTCAAAAACGTGCGGGAGGATGAGTTGATTGTGGAAGGGAGTGTGACGTGATGGCAGATTTGCCGCTTTATTTGCAGGATCAGACGGAAGAACGGATAATGCAGCGTATGCTGGATCGAGTGCCTTCGGATATGGATAAGTCTGAGGGTTCTTTTATTTGGGATGCAGAAGCGCCGGTGGCCTTCATGCTGGCAGAGGCGGCATCGTGGGCGCAACAGCTGCTGGCGCGGGGATTTGCGAGTACGACGTATGGGGAGTACCTCGATCTCCGGGCGGCGGAGCATGGCGTTACACGGCGGCCGGCTGTGGCTGCTACGGGTACGGTGCAGTTTGCGGGAGAGCCGGGGAAGACGGTGCCTGCGGGGACGGTTGTGGCGACGCCGGCAGATGAGTTCTCGGCGGAAGCATCGATGGAGTATGTAACGACGGCGGCTGTGACGTTGGATGAGAATGGAGTAGGGACGGTGCCAATTCGCGCGCTGGTTCCTGGCCGAGCAGGGAATGTCCCGGCTGGAGTTATTCAGGTGATGACGACACCCGTTCGTGGAGTGACGGCGGTTACGAACCTGGAGGCGACTCGGGGCGGTGCCGATGTTGAGTCGGATGAGCTGCTGTTGGAGCGTTTTTTGTCGCAGGTACGGAATCAGGGCACAAGCGGGAACAAGGCGCAATATTTGAAATGGGCCGGCGAAGTGCCTGGTGTGGGCGGAGCGCAGGTGGAACCGTTGTGGCAGGGTCCGGGCACGGTTGGGATCTATTTGCTTGATACGGACAAGCGGGCGGCGAACGAGGAGATCGTTGCGGCGGCGCAGGCGTATATCGATCCGACGCAGGATGGGCAGGGCGAAGGCGTGGCACCTGCGGGAGCGATTGTGACGGTGATGGCTGCCGAGGAAGTACCGATCGATATTCGCGTGAAGCTGACGTTAGCCAGCGGCGTGACGCTGGAGGAAGTGAAGAAAAAAATCGAGGACGGTGTGCGGGCGTATTTGAAGCAGCTTGCTTTTGTTGACCCGTTGGTTCGGTTTACGCGGATCGCTGCGATTCTGCTGGACATTCCACCGATCATCGACTATGCCGAGTTGACGGTGAATGGCAACGCAGATACCAATTTGGAGATCTACACGGGCCAGGTTGCCGTGTTGGGGACGGTGGATGTGTATGAGTGAACCAGTTCGGCGGGAGAAGGGAGAAGCTCTACGTCTAAGTACGGGTGAGTCTTTGTTGACCAGCCCTCGAGGGCGTGAAATGTTCTCCTATCTGCCGGCCTATTACGAATCTTCCCGAGTCATGCAGGCGGACATGAACGCCAAAGGGGTGGAAATGGACCTGCTGTTCGCAGCGCTGGAGGAGACGTTTCAGCAGTTCTTTGTGCGCACGGCCACTTGGGGGCTGGATCGCTGGGAGAGTGAGCTCGGCATCACGACCGACTTAAGTAAGCCGCTGGATCAACGCCGCGCTGTTGTTGAATCCAAGCTGCGCGGCAGCGGGAAGTTTTCAGGTCAGCTGGTGAAAAATGTGGCAGAGGCGTATGACCGGGGGAGAGTGGAGGTTTCTTTTCAGCCGGGGGAGTGGGGGGTTACGGTTCGTTTTGTCGATTCAATCGGAGCCCCTCCAAATCTCGATGATTTGAAAGGCATGATTGAAGAAATTAAGCCGGCGCATATGTCCGTCGTTTATCGACTGAACTATCTTACGATTGCCCAAGTTGAGGGAATGACCATTACTCAGATTGAATCGATAACGCAAGACAAATTACTAGGAGGTGGGTTGTAGTGCCGAATCCAACTACACCAAATCTTGGACTAAATAAAATCGATCGTACTTCGCCAGAAACTACGTATTTCGATTTGAATAAATATATCGATCAGAATGCAGAAAAGGTAGATTCTTTTGCCGGTGAGGTACAGGAAGAGATTAGCGCTCTTAAAGATCGTCTAGATCATGCTGTAACTAAAGAGATTACCCTTAACCCAGGACTACAAGTCGTAAACTCGCCCAAGGATTCAAGGTTTAAATTGAGTGAGATTCAGGGGAGGACGTTGATTAACCTACTTGGGGTTGCTGGAGGTTGTGAAGAAGCTAACAGTTGGTCTGCTCCGTATGGAATGCTTTCTGTTGACGCGACCATAAGAGACAGCGGGATGGCAAGTCTTAAATACACACACAGTAGTTCATCGTCGTCGGGTGCATATGTCAGATCGAATTATTTTCCGATTGATCCATCTAAATATCTATTAATTGCTGCTTGGGTAAAGTCGGTAAGTAAGTCTGTATCTGTTCGGCTTGTAACGACTGGTGGTGAAAATATTCAATATTCATTTGGCAGATTTCACGCGGCAGGCGAGACGGGTGGGGTTGCCTTCCGAGTATTTACACCATCTAATTTGGGTGCAAACACTTCTGTATGCGTTGAAGCTTTCAGTAATGATCCATTCGCTATAGGAGATACTTTTAATTTCGACTCCTTTCGCGTTTATCAATTAACCGCCGATGAATATGCACAACTTAACGAATCAACGCCGGATAGTTACATTAATTACAAATATCCATTTGTGCCGTGTGGCATTATCGGTGTAGAGAATCCTTACGCTATCAGTTATGGAGAAAACCTTTTGCCACCGTTTTACGAGTGGGAAAGTCTCCATGCCAACGCAAAAGTAATTGAGCCGTACAGAATGAAGCATACAACAACCACTAACGCAAACGAGTACAATTACCATACAATCCCGGCGTTAGAGGATGCTTATTATGATTTATTCGTCCAAAATGCAGCAGGAGATGAGAATAGAAACTTAATAAAGGTTTTGGATGATAGCTTTTCCCAGATAGCAGAGGCTGAAATTGGCGAGGAAATTTTAGAGGGTAACATTAGGCATACTTGGATTAAAACTCCACCAAACGCCAAGTACATTAGGGTTTATCTTTACCCGAAACCAGACTTTGAAATTACGGCGGAGTTTATCAGCCCAATCTTGGCCTTTAATGATGATGAAAAGTCATTCAAGCCGCAGCGCAAAACCATGCTTGCCCTGCAAACGGAATTGCACGCTAACCCAGAAGATGGTAGCGAACCGGACGTCCTGTTTGAGAAGGAGGGGCAATATTTCAAATTGGCGAAGTGGAAAAAAGTCGTATTGGATGGGGCGCTAACATATGAGCATTCTAGCAATTATAGCGTCTCTGGTTCAAAACGCATTAGAATACCAAATATGGGTCGTGACGCCACCGGATCGTATAATGGAGCCGTTGTTAAATACACTGGGGTAACTCTTGAACCTGCCGTTATTGCTGGATGGAGTAAAAACGATCAATGGGGCATTGATACAACAGCAGGACACACATTGATAACTATTAGCAACGCAGAAAGCGGTTGGGGAGACAGCTACACACCAACAGCAGACGAGGTTAAGGCGTATTTTATGGGCTGGAAAATGAGCGTATATGGCGGTACAAGATGGGACAATTACAATGGAACCGGGACGAAAGTTTGGATAAGGATCACTAGGTTAAACGATTCAGTCGGTTTATCTAATAACATCGACTACACCACAACGTTACCAACAGTTGATGCCGGAACAGATGCTTTAGGGAACACTTACAAACCATATCAACTTCTATACCGCCTAGCCAAAGAAGTAGTAGAACCTGTTCCATTTGAAGGAGCGTTAGTTTTACCAGAAGGGCAAAGCGTGGTTGAGGTTGGTACAGGGATCGTGCTTAGAGAAGTTAACAAACCGACACCAGTAACGAGTTCGGGAGTTCAAACTTTCAATGGTACCGCCGATCCCTTATCCTATCGAGCCGGGGCGATTCTTTCCCTTTATGAAAATGGAAGATACAAAAAAGTAGATGTATGGGGAATGAGAAGCGGCGGAGGGAGCGTTGAAATTTCCAACGGCCCAGCATTTATCAGCTTGAACAATAATAATTATGACGAGATGGCTACCTACACAATAACCTATATCAAATTTGACAAGTCTCATGCTCAACCGATTAAAGGGGTTGTAGCGAATAACGAAAAGGCACAGATTAGCGATTTGGTGGATGCGGCTGCCGCAATAATCGGAACTATCCCAATCGAGACAAAAGGTGGAGCAGGATCGGAAGAATCCGAAAACGGAGCAATCAGAACGGTTATTCCGTATACGACAACAAAGAGCGGGGACGCCTACACGATTGCGACAAGTGACGTTTTGGTCGCCAACCAGCAAATAACCGTCAAATTCAACGCAAACAGCAGCGGAACACCGATGTTAAAGTTTGGCGGCACGTCAGCCTATCCGATAAAAAAAGCCAACGGATCGGCGGCTAAATTCTACGCCAGTGTATATACGTTGTTCTTTGACGGATCGGCTTTTATCTTATCGGGTGAAGGGGGGGAAGTCGAAAGCTACGGAACAGCAACAGCAAGCGACGTATTAGCGTCAAAAACTATCCTAACCACAAATGGACTAGTTACCGGAACTATGTCAAACCGTGGGGCCGTTACAAATACAATTACAACACAGAATGGACAGTATACAATACCAGCTGGGTACCACAACGGGAGCGGGAAGGTGACGGCGAGTTTTGCCAATCTTGTGGCGGGAAATATAAAGAAGGACGTCAACATCGGAGGAATTACCGGGTCATTGGAGCCGTCTGTTAAAGGTAGTATGTCACTTAATTATACAAAAACCGGGTATGTTAGTGATTATACAACAATAGCTACGTTCCCCGTTGGCATAACTCAAATTGCTTTTATTGCTGATTCTAGTTCTTATTTTCAGTTAAACTCAGCCTCCGGCTTATCTCTTATATTGACAGATGGTAGTAAAAGAACGGTGTTATTAAGTTTGTATGAAAAACCAACAAAAAGTGTTAATTTAGGTTCTTTGCTATATGACAAAGATTATCGAATGCGATTCCGAAATATAGATGGAGTAGTGCAGTACTATGGTAATATCAATGACGTTGCCTTAGATCCAACTGTGCCATGGCAAATTTACTACGAAACAAGCATTTGGGCTGGCAACGATGAATCAACTAGAACTGTAAACATTAGGCTTGTCGGTAAGTTGTACTACTCGTAAAGGCGGTGTTTGTATGTTTTATCTTATACCAAGAGAAACTGAGGAAAACATAGTTGCGATTCAAATTATTATTAACGATCCATATCCTGAACAAGAAGTAGAAGGCGGATTTTATGTAACTGAACTGCCGACAGCCAATACACCAGAGGGTATGTACCCGGTTTTAATGTATAAGAAAGATACACAAGAGTTGTTTTACAATTACGAAATAAATACATTGCCGCCAGAACCAATTCTCTCATTTTACGATCAATTGGCGGAACTAAGTGTAAAGTTGGAAGAGGCCGATGCCTCCAATCTACTCGCCCTCGACGCCCTAGCCAGCACATTTGAACTGACTTTGGAATTACAGGATAAGGCTTCGACTTTACAGACCGAAATCGAAACTCTGAAAAACGGGACGGTGGCTTAAATCATGGAAAATAACATCATGGTTGAGGTATATGTACAACTTATCAAGGCGGGGCGTAAGACAGTAGATCAAGTGCCATTATACGATGGTTTAAGAAATGCTGTGGCGGAAAGACTTAATGCGGTAACTGCAACAAATGAGCTCTGAGTTAAAATGCAGTTGCTTTGAAGGAAGCCAATCTGACTAGGTTCCGGAAGTCGATGGACCAGTAACTATTTCAAGTTTGACAGGTATAACCGCACAAACGCCGCAAGGCGTATTTTTTATGCCCTCGATCCCCCGAGGGCTCTTCATTTTCCCCGAAAGAAGGTGTAATCATGGACATTACGATCATCACCGCGGTAACCTCCGTGCTGGCGGCGGTGAGCGGAATTGCGTTGGGGTGGGCGGGGCGTGCGAAGGCGGCGCGACGGGAGGCTGAGGAGTCGGCCGAAGCGGAGGCTGTGCAGCGGGCGGATGTCGAATACATCAAGCGGGGGGTAGACGACATGAAAATCGAGCAGAAGCTGCAAGGCCAGCGATTTGAAGCCTTCTCCGAGCGGCTGACCCGCGTCGAAGAGTCAGCAAAACAAGCCCATAAACGGATCGATCGGCTGGAGGAATAAGCTCTTGGGTATGATTGAGGTATATGGAAGAGTATGCTAAGATAACAATAGAAACAAGGAGGCTGCGCCACAGCCTCCCCGGTACAACACTTGGGTGGGAAACCTCCAAATGTACTTCAGAGAATAACCCGCACCTCGGCGCTAACCTGGGCGGGTTATTTTCGTTTATTCAGGTAAGTAAGCAGTGCAAGGACAAACATGCCTAGCATGATCACTTCCGAAAACGAAAATTGCATACGCATCACCTCCCATCCGGAGGCGATACAGTCCCACCCAATTTCAGTTGTACATGCTAAATTATACCAGAGTCTGCTAAATCATCGCAGGCTCTTTTGTTTTTTGATGAAAATCCTAGATTCGTCCTCACAAGTGCACAAGCGAAGGGGTCACCTTGCGGAATAGCATAAATGGAAGGGGTGAAATCGTTTATGGATACAAAGAAGTACCAAATTGAAAGGCGATACATTGTAAAGCGGCCTAACGTCCGGCCAGGGACGAGGTTGACGACGGGAACCCCGGAGTTTTTTGTGGCGCATGACACGGGGAATCCGGGGGCTACGGCGGACAACCACTATGCCTATTTCAACTCGCTGAAGGATCGGACAGCCTCGGCCCATGTGTTTATCGATGATACAAAAATTCTTGAAATTATCCCGACAGGCACTGGCTCGGATCCCGCGGAAAAAGCTTGGCACGTGCTGTATAACGTGAAAACGGACAACGATTTATTTGGCTATGATGCCAATGACGCGGCCATCGGGGTGGAATTTTGCTACGGCGGGCGCATAAAATTTACGGAAGCGTACAAGCGCTATGTCTGGTATCTGGCCTATTGCTGTTACAAATGGAACAAGAACCCGTACGTCTTTATTCCATCCCACAAACAACTCGACCCGGCGCGAAGACAAGATCCTGACAAGGCTCTGGCTACAGGCGGAAAAACGATGAACCGATTGCTGGACGATATCTCGGCCGAACTCAAGTCGATGCGTACGTCTAGCCCAACGCAAAATTCGAATACCTCTTTTACACCGCTTCCGGCTTCCATCGCGCAATCACTGATCGACAACTATGTTTCTCCTGCATGGTTTGCTTCACGTGCCAAAAGGGACCAGGTTGGCATGACGCATTTTCACAATTTAGCGAACAATCTACGGGTAGCCTCTGGCATTCCATTAACCTCTTCGTCCACTCCCGGCCCATTGATTCCACTGCCAAAAAGCAATGCACAGGAAATCATCTTCCGCTGGCTTTCTCCGGCTTGGTTTAAGGCACGGGACGAAGGGAATATGGCACGAGCGCAGCATTTTAACAACTTAGCAAACTACCTGCGCCGGGCGGCGGGCATCCCGGAGCAATAAGAAGGAGGGGAATCATCGTCAATGCAAAACGAGATTTTAACCAATGTACTGGCCTTTGCCTCGGTCTTGTCCGTATTTGTATTAGCTTTGGTGCAACTTGTGAAAACAACCTTCAACCTGCCGAAAAATCTGATCCCTTTCATCGGGGTAATCATCGGCATTTTGGTTGGAGCAGCGGCGTACCCATTTACGGAAATGGAGCTGGTGCTGCGACTGTGGGCGGGAGGTTTAGCGGGTTTATCGGCCACCGGGTTGTTTGAGCTCGGGAACAAACGCCAAGGAAGAACGAAGGACAAATAA